CGTACTTAGCGTCAGCAGGCTCCTTGCTTGACTCAAGCGGAACCTTGTATGCCTCCTGCTGTTCCTTAAAGAACTTCTTGGCTTTATTGAGTTCTCTTTTCTTGGCTAACTTCTGCTTCTTTACAATCGACTCGTCATCAAGGTCTTCATCGTATCCGAACTTTGAGTCAATCAAATCGTTGATGTCATCTTCGTCCAAACCTTCCTCTGTCTGCTTGTAGTAATCCGCAAGCAACACGTCTGAATCCATCTCATCGTAGTTCTTATTCAACTGCATGAAATCATTCAGACCACGACCAGTCTCCTTCTTGTATTTGAAGAAAGCCTCAACATCCTCTGGTAATTCAGGGGATGATTCTCTTTCAGAGAACAACTCATCAAGTGAGTTTATCTCTTTACCGTATCGGTCTTTAATATGTGAAAGAACGTCTTCGTCTTTTATTTCAAACTTCTGCTCTTCAGCAGGAGTCTCTTCATTCGTAACAGGCTCCTGTGTCGCCTGCTCCTCCTCTTTCATTTGCTGCTCATGCTTTTCGAGAAGCTCCTTCTCTACTTCCTGAACAGACTTTGACTCTACCTCTCCGAGGTCTCTTACTTTAAATTCCGCCATTTTGATTTGATTTTATGCAAAATTATTGATTTTATTTTTATCGGGGTGAGAACTCAGCAAGGTCGAACCCGTCCAAGCTGTCCTCGTTTGATTCAAAGCTCATTGGAGGAAGGTTGTTCTTACGCTGCTCGATAAGCTTTGACTGCTGTGTGTTCTGCCTGTCTATACGCTTACCTTTAGCCTCTTCCTTCATCTCCTCTCGCTGCTTCAATTGCTCTTGAGTCATGCCCTGTAGCTGCATATTCATCTCGAACTCACGCTCCATAAGCATTAACTTGTACTTAGCCTCAGCGTCAAGTCGCTGTATGCTCATCTCTGTCTTGGTCTGCTCAAGCTGCATCTTCGCTTGCGCCTCAAGCTGTATCTTCTGCTGAGCGGTCTGTGCTGCCATTTGTTGCGACTGCATCTGTGTCTGCGCCTGCATTTGCTGCATCTGCATTGCCTGTTGTTGGTCAGCTTCTTGCTTCTTCTTGCGCTTAAACTTCAACAACTGATTAGCAAGTTTTATATTTCTTACCTCTCTGATATCAATAGCGTCCTCAAGGTTTATGTCCTGCTTAGATAGCGCCATTTGAATGTTCGCCTCAAGCTGAGCCTTTTCTTCCTCGTCTGGAGCAATCTCTATGAATATACCGAAGTCGTACAGATATAGGTCTTTGATTTTGTCTAACGTGTTTACGTTGTACTTTCCTATCTGATTCAAGAACTCCTCCTTAAAGTCTGCATACTCAAGTATGTCAGCAACTCTATATGAAAGAGCCTCTGAAAGTCTTCTGAGTATGAATAGACTTGATTCGAGTATATGTCTTGTAGCCGTGTTTGAGCTTAGAGCGGCAAGCTTCTGAACACCAACCAGAGCATCTGGATTTGGTGTAGAGCCATCTCTTACCTCGTTAAGACCACTTACAGCCCTGATCATGTCAAGGTAGTGGTTGTAGTTTGCTATAAGAAGCTGCATCTTAGATGCGCTTCCTGTAGAGTTGATAGGCTGAATAGGCACTCTTGCATTGTTGAACTCGCCATCCTGCGTATAGCTCCTGCCTACAACACTACCAGTTTGGAAGTATAGACGCAGTGCATCTTCTGGGTTATATGCGTTCCCTGTTCCAAGGTCAACCTCGTTGAGTCCGTCTGCATCAATGAATACACCGTCAGGAACCATACGAGCAATGATCTGCTGCATCTTCAGGTGCGTTACCTGAATAAGGTCTACGAATGGAATCATTCTCCTTACAAGGGATTCAATGACACCCTTGTACATTCTTGGCGCACAGGCAACATAGTTAGGCATAGCGTGCTGACTCGCTGACTTCGGTCTTACCATATTCTTGGCAAGTTCCCACTTCAGCATAATATTAGTCCCCATCACCATGACACCCTCATACCAAACCTCGATAGTCTTCTCAACCCTCTCGAAGTTTCCTTCGTCCATCATCTCCTGTGGTGGATTGAACTCATCGTCTTTCTCTATGATACGCTCGCCTCCATTTTCAAGCTTCTTCTTCTTGTAAACAAACTTCTTTGTTGTCTTGTAATTGAAGAATAGAAGTGTACATGTGTCTCTATAGAACATGTCGTTCTCATAGAACTGAGACACGTTATAGTAGTTGTTCCAACTCTGACTGTACTTTGAGATAAGTTCCATATCCTCATTTGTGAGGTCTGGGTCTATCTTAATAAGCTCAGTCATAGGAAGAGTCTTTATCTCTCCCCAATAGAAGCAGTCCTTGAAGTATGGGTCTTCAGTATAGCTGTACACCACGTTTGCTGGGTCTACATAGTCAAGAACGACTCCAGCACCTTTCTTGAACTCGTGCTTAGCAACCGATATACCGAGTACCATCTGGTCGTAGTCGAGCCTCTTTCTTATGTCCTGATACCTGTTCTCGTCAAGGATAGTGTTAATGGCAATCTCCTCAGCTATCTCAATAGCTGGTTTATAGTTCAGTTGCATGTGAAGAGAAAGCTCTTCATCGCTCTCAGGAACCTCATCAGGGTTCATTGTGAATGGGTCAACACCAAAGTCTTCTTGTATCTGAAGCAATAGGTCTTTGCTAACCATCTGAGCCTCAATCCTGTCTTGGTACACGTTTCTCTGCTCGGAAGACAATGCGTCCTGAGCATAAGCCTTTACCTCAAACAACCTGTCCGTCATTCCATTGACCACAATGTCAACGAACTTTGGAAGGATAGGAACTGGCGTCCAGTCAAGATTCAGATACGATAAGTCTCCGTCAATAGCAAGTTCGTTCTTGTACTTGTGTACAGACTGCTCTCCCCTTGCGTATAGTCTTAACTTATGGAACTCCCTGAACTGATCGTAGTATCTACAGCCGTTTCCATCCTTCTTAAACCACTCATACTGTATGGCCTGCCCAACCATAAGGCCGTAACCCAAACTCTCCTTCTCCTTGTCTGTTGCAAACTGGTCGGGAAATCCCGCAGCGGAAACATTTATTGTTACTTCCTCCATTTATCGGTTTAATCGGCTGGATTTGCCAGAGTTATCGTATCTTGCAAAGTTAATGCTTATTTTCGACTGTGTCCTTTGTGGGGTGTACAGGTTCTTCTGATTAGCCATAATAGCAAGCCCAGAACTGATTGAAGCATCAAACTTTGTCCTTGCGTTTATATCAAACCTAGCCCAATCCTCAAGTGTTCTATTGAACGGCATTGATCCCATCTCGTCAGGGTCTCTGAATGTACCCTCCAAGTCCATTCCAACATACTTCTCAATGTACGACTCGATTGCCGCAGCGTGAGACTGCTTCACGTCCTCGCTTGTGTTTGGTATCCCTCCTAACTCCTTCTCTGTCTTAGACAGTTTCATAGCGGGCTTATCTGGCCTGTTCATAGAGTACCCCCTGTATCCTCTGTTCTTGAGATGGTATAGTAGTCTCGGTTTGTTGTTCTCGGCAAGTATTGGCATACCGTAGAAAACAATAGCCATAAGCACCTCTTCAAAGAATATCTCGGCCGTCTGAGGTCTTGCTACGTATTGCAAGAAAAACTCATTGCTTGGCGCGTCATCCATGTTGAACTTTGTAAGTCCGTGAAGTGCGCCATTTGAACCTCCACCACCAACCGTTCCAGATATATCGTATGAGTCGCATCCGAACGAGCCTATATGCTCATTCGCTGGATACTTCCTCCCGTTACGCATTTCGTACCTATTCTGCATAGCTGCAGGTGGTATCCATGACACTAAGAACCTTCCGTTTTTATCTGGCGTCCATATCACTTTTGTGTCTTTGATTCCATTCTCCCAATGGAAACGTCCTCTCGTCAAGTGATGCTCCTTTATCATATTGTCGTTGTAGTCTATCTGCTGATATATCTTGGTAAGGTTGAACAATGACTGCTTGCTCTCGTCTCTGAAGGCATGTGACTCTGTTCTCGGAAATTGTCTGTAGTACTCGTTCAAGGCATCAGCGTCACCCTTCAGTGACTGCACCTCATTCTCCCAGTAGTCAATAGCCCCCATGCTCACCATCTCGCCATCAACACCTACAACGGGCTTGCTTGGCGTTCTGAGTACAGGCATTCCGTACCTATCGATAAAGCCTTCCATGTTCCACTCCATAGGAATGAAGAGCTTATACATTCCGCTCTTTGTCTGACCATTTGAGTTTCTCGTGGAGGTGTCTGAGTCGTTGTATAGCTTTTTGAAGTTGTCTCCCCCTTTGTTGAGTGCGTTACAGGTTGAGCCCATCATACACTTGCCAATAATCTTGCTGCCAAGGCGGAGACATGTCTTTGTCACTCTCCAATTGTTGAGTATGTTCTCAGGCTTCTCCCACTTACCGCTCTCATCGTGTATCAACAGCAGGAGTTTCTCACCATCGTAGCTGTTGTCTGCTGTGTTCTTCCAGTCAATCGTTGTGTCAAGACCCTCAAGCACATCGTCCTCTACGTTGTGCATATTGTTCTTTGTGATTTTGGAGGCAGGAACCCTGTACGAAAGCTCGGTCTTTGGTCTGTCCATACCATCCATAATTGGCTTGAAGAAGAACGGGTAGTTGCTGTTTATAGGAACAACCTTGTCGGTAAACATCTTCTTTGCATCAGCACCCGTCTTTGACAGTATCCCAACCCTTGCGTCTTTTGCAAGCGTTGCTGTATTCACGCTCTCTGAAGACCCCATGAACGAGAATCCTGAACGTCTGATTTTAAGGTATGACATTCCAAAGCATCTCTTGTCAGCCTTACACGCCTCCCAAAAAATGTGGAATATTCTATTAGCCTCTCTGAAGTCTGGTAGCCCAACATCAATCTTTGTCCATTGCAGGTACATATAGTGGGAT